TAAATCTTTTGTCGTTTGATTTCTTAAGTATTCCTGATATGTGGCTCAAAACGCCATCAACTATACCTTCACGTGTAAGCTCACTGTTTTCTGAAAGTTTTTTAGAAATTATGTTTTTGATGTATTCTCGAAGTTCTTTGTTCTTCATGTACACTCTCCGTATTACGCTTAATTAGTTTTATATAAATATCAACGTTTTCCGGATTTCGAGAAGCTTGGACGCTTAATAGATGTGTTACTTGAACTACCTTTTTTAGCTTTATCCATCTCCTCTCTTTCAGTTTTATGCTGATCGTTTAGTTTTCGTAAATAAAATAACCTAAGATATACAGGCATTTTATAAACGTCATCATGACTAAACCCACCATTAGAGAAATACAGTAACTGAAATATCTGTTCGTGTAGAATGGCCTTATAATTAAGACCTAGGCCAAAAAAACTCTACGGTCATAGGTATAGATACTGAAGTTTCATGTCCACATTCTTCGCATTCGAAATATATGTTCATATCAACATCAGGTGTTACCTTGTCAAGATTGTTTCTGAACGCTAATGAATCTCTAGATATAAACTCATTTTCTACAAAATTGTTTATTGTCTTTCTAGTTTCATCACCATCAACTGCTACAATAAGCTGCTTTAATCTACTTGTTAAATCATAAGATATTGTAGATTGATGCGTTTTCTTCTTCATTCTTTTTACCTCTGCTTGTATTTTTTCTTCATCAGCATGAGATAATAACTTAAATGTTAAAGTCTTTTTACTTAAAGGTAATTCGAATTCAAATCTGTTTCCATTATCTACTATCTCTACATCTTTATTTTCTAATGTAGCAAGATCGATAGTCTCTTTTTGTTTATGACCACAAGCAGGACAAGGTATTTCTACAGGATATTCTGCACCATAACCTAATACTCTGGCTGCAATCATTACTGCATTTTTATCACCTAGTAATAGGTCATCATAGTTTACTCTTTTGCCTTCACCGTTACCCATAATTAAAGAGCGTAAAAGCATATCAATAACCACACCTTTCTGTATAAGGTTTTGAGAAGTCAAGATGTCTTCTTCTTTTGCGGTCATGTACTTCATTTCTATCTTACCTGTTCTTAAAGGATGTCCTTCAGGATATAATAAACCTTTTGTTGGTAAGTCTATAATCTCAGTAGGGAATTTAGAGTCAGAAATATTCTTAATCTGAGTCTCTTCTATTAACTGTTCTTTTAAATCGTCTGTTGATAGTTCCTTTCCAGGATAATTGTCTGTCATTTTTGCCATAATATATAACTCCTTTTGTATTGTTTTGTATAACTAGTATATATAAATATATATGAACTTAAAAGTTTGCAAAAAAATAGCCTGAATTAACAGGCTACTTAATTTTAATATATTAAATTTCTAATCTTTCGTTATGATTACTACAGTCAACATATGAGCTCCATCGTGTGCACATGTCACTGAAACAAGTTTTGCATCATCGATAGTCTCTAAATATTCATTGACTTGTTGAGAAACGCCTGTCGGAGTTAATTCAACTGATGATATTTCTGAACCTGTAACAGCACCTTTAATAATCTTTGTAGTTGTATTGAAATTTGCCATCTATAAATCTTCTTAGTACTGTAGAATCCAGTAGTCACATCTTATAGTTAAAGCGATGATAGCCGGAACACCGTCATTTTCCCAAGATATTTCACCAAAGTCAGCATCTACAAGGAAAGCACCTTTACCAGTCCATTCTTCTACTTTATCACCTACAGGTCCAAGTACATTGATTGTCACATCTTTCTTATAGAAGTCTGCGTAACCATTTCTACCTGTTACTGATTCGTGGTGAAGTCTTGCCCATTCCATAACAGCTTGTGCGCCTGATGGTACAATTGGGTCATATAACTCTACAGTTATAGCATCCCAATTACTTCTTCCTTTAATAAATCTTGAATTATTGATATGTTTTATTTCAGTTTCACCATTAACAAGTTTCGGTCTAGCCGCTTTTCTTATTAAGTATGAAGGTATACCATCTACGTAAAATACGAATCTGTTTGTTACCTTTGGCTCAAAGGCCGTGAACATTAGTTCTGTTGGGTCAATTAAGTTTGCCATTTTGTTTTATCTCCTATTTAGTATAAATATCACTAATCGTTAAATGTTGCGCCTGTTGGCATTATATTAAAGTCAACAACAATGAATTCAGCGGCTTTAGCTGGTTGAATAAATATATCACCTTTCATGATGTTTCTATCAATGATATCTGGTGTATTGTTTGTTTCATCCATTACAACCTTGAAAGCATAAAGACCTTGTCTTTGTTGAACTGATTCCATATAAGGATTAACTTGTGATAAGAATCTATTTCTAGTTGCTGTTGTATTGTTTTCAAATAATAAGTATTTAGATACTGATGCAATAAATTTCTTAAGATTTATTAGTAATCTTCTTACGTTTACACGGTCAAGAGCAGAAGCTTTCTTTTGAAGAGTTTTCTGTCCCCATACACAAACACCTTCACCTGGGAATGTTGCAACTGGGTTAACTGAACCTTCATATAATACATCCCTGTTAGCGTGTGTTAGTTTTCTTTTAGCTTGTACTACTGTTTCCTGTCCACCTCTATTTAAACCAGCAGGAGCAAACCATTCTGCAGATACCTTATCGTTAAATGCATAGATACTTGGCATAATTACAGATTGTGGAACCCAGATATATTTACCTGTTTGAGGGTCCGCAATTTGTACCCATGGCCAATACATTGCTGCATATGATGAGTCAAAGTTTTCTGCTTCTTGAGTTACAGATGCTATTTGGTTAGTATCATAATCTACTGGATCGATTATAGTCATCACATCACCACGTTCTTCACATACAGTAACCATTTTATTAGCTAGTCCTGTCATAGATTGAGCTGTAATTCCTGGAGCGATTAGTAAGTTAATATCGAATTCATCTTGATTAGATAATAGATTGAATGCACATTCGTATGCAATATATCCAGTATCTGTTACATTAGCTACATCCAACCCTTGGAAGTTTCCAGCAGTTGCTGTTTCATAGTAATTAGCTGCACCTGCAGTTGATGAACCTAATGGAGAATCTACAATAAAGTTTGTACCATCAGCACCACCAAAGAATGAACCAGAACCTATTTGAGGTAATGATGCAGTTGCATTAGTATCTCTAATGTTTCCGTTTTCATCTAAATAATCTACTGTATTTAATATTGAAGCTTCATCGATGTAAACGTATTGTGAACGGTTTTTAAAATTACCTGCAGGTTGGATAAAAGGGTTTGCAGTAGTTGAGTCTTTAACTGTCGATCTTTGAGTACCTATTACCGAACCAACATAATTTTTTTCGTTAGGGTCAAGTGAGCAATTATTCCATGTTTCAAGAATAACTTTTCTCTTTTTAGAATCATCACCTCTACGAATAGCTAAAGTAAATGTACCTTTCTTTTCGTTAACGTTTGATATTTCCCATCTAAGATTATTTCTTGTTCCAAATTTAGTTCCTGTTCCATTAAGAGATGCAGATACGTGTACTTGGTTAGCAGCAACCTTAAGATTAGTTGTAGTTGAACCAGGTAAGCTATTCATAAGCTGACCATCAGTATGTGTGTATATTTCGAATGATACAGTGTTTGAAGAATATGTTGAACCAGATGAAACTACACCTGTTACTGCAGCTAATGAGCTAGTTGATGCAACAGCGTTAGTTGATAGTGTTGTTGTTGAACCAGATATAAATTGAATTTCTGCACCATCTGCTGTAGTTGAACCAGATACCGAGAATGTACCATCAGAATGTGATACTGCAGTTCCAGCACCAACAACTGTATTCATTTCAGCTGCAAGATTTGTCATTGTTTCACCAACAAGAGTTGCTATATCATAGTAGTAAATACCAGCAGCTGCGTTATCAGCTGGAATATTACCTGTTTCTCCAATGAATTGATATGCAGTACCATCAGAATGAGTATACTGAATCATAACTCCATCGGTAAGTATTTTGAATGCACCAGCTGAAGCAGAAGGAGCAATACCAGCATTAGCCGTTTGGTCTAAATGAGTATATGAATTTGCATTTCCAGAATCAGTAGGCATTATCCTTACGATAGTAGCAGGGCCACCATGCTTTAAGTATTCTTTTGCAGTGATTGATGTTAAGTATTGATAGTAATTACTACCTGATTTAAAAGAGTCTCCATATAGAGCTTGATACTCTGAATATGAAAATACTTGTGTCGGTACTAGTGCCTGTCCTTTTACAGTTGGTCCTACGATCGCAGCACCAATTTGAGCGACGCCTT